ATTGAGTATTTCGACCGTATTTGTCTGATTGAAAACAAGATGTACGGATGGTTGGTTGAACGACAAAAAATCGAATCGGAGGCATCTCATGGCAGGTCTGCAGATACCAGTAGAAACAAAGGGAGCACAACGAAACCTGAAGGACTTGGAAAAAGGCTTCGATAAAGTTGGCGATGAAGCGAAGCAAACCGCCGTCCAGGTTAAAGGTTTCAAAAGAGTTATGTCAGGTATGCAGGGCGGGCTCGCTAAGTTAGTTAGTAGCTTCACCGGTCTCAAAGCCGCGATAATCGGTGCGATGGGTTCCCTCGCATTGGGTCTGTTAGGAAAGTCTTTCCTCAAAGCAAAAACTACGTCTGAAGGTTTCAACACAAGGTTGACAATCCTGTTGGGTAGTGTTCAACAAGGTGCTGAGATGTTTAAGCGCATGTCAGACTATGCAAGTTCAGTCCCCTTTCAATTTGAAGAAATTATGGAATCGGCTACTACCTTGTCTGGTATTATGAAAGGTGGGGTGCAAGAAGTCGACGCATGGATGCCTCTGATTGGCGATTTAGCGGCAGCAACCGGATTGAATATCCAAGACACCACCGGGCAGATTGTTCGTATGTTATCTGCAGGTGCTTCAGCGGCCGATATGTTTAGAGAACGTGGTGTGTTGGCAATGTTAGGTTTCAAGTCCGGCGTTAAAGTCAGTCTTGCAGAAACCCGGGAACGGTTGATGACGGCATGGAAGGACCCTACGTCTAAGTTTGCCGGTGCAACTGACGCCCTTGCGAGTACGTGGGATGGTATGATGAGTATGATGTCGGACAAATGGTTTGAGTTCAGAAACCTTGTTATGGATGCAGGGGTTTTTGACTTTATCAAAACGATTTTGAAAAGTACGGTTGAACTGTTTGCGAAACTGAAGGAAACCGGCGAGCTTAAAAAGATCGCGGCTGATTTGGGTGCAACCGTTATCAAGGGGTTTAACGGTATTGTGATCGGTGCAGGCTGGGCAATAGACGCGTTTAACGGATTACGGATGGTGTGGCTGGGTCTCAAAGCCACATGGCACTTGTTAGCTCTTGCTATTCATAGTGGTATCGAACTTCTCAACCGTGCTCTTTCTGATTTATTCGCTAACATGACAGCTAAGACGAAAGACCTTGGTGGTGTGTTAGAAATGTACGGAAAGTGGACGTTTTCGCCTACGTGGGAAAAATTAGGAAAACTTTTGCAGGCGGACGACGTTTCTGGTGCATTTGAGAAACAGGCGGATTCAGCCGGTCTACTTGCTGATGAAGCCGAGCGTTTGCTATACGCAACGAATGCCGAATTGGTTGCGTTAGCCACACAAGAACAATACCGCGATAAGGCGAAGAGGTGGACGGAACAGATGGCGAAGTTGACGAAAGAGATGCAAGCAGAGCGCGATGCACTCGGTAATAAGAAGTTTGTTGCACCTGTGTTGGTGCCAGAAAAACCAATCGATGAAGAGTCCGCCAAACAGCGCATAAGCGACGAAAAAGAGTGGGCTAAGATTGCTATTGAAGTGGGCAAGTCCAGGTACACGATTGAATCGGAAGCCCTCGAGGCCAACTATGAACGGTATAAGAAGGTGGCAACCGATAAGAACCTTGTAGATCAGTGGTATGCAGGGCAGCGGGAAGAAATTCTTGGCCGTGAGTCTGACAGGTCTATTAAGGAATTTGAAGAAGAGATTGCAGGGATGGAAGATGGATATACCACTCTCATGTCAGACATAATCGCACTTGGCGACACCATTGACAATCAATTTGTCGATGGGTTTTCGAATGCCTTCACCGAATTCATAACCGGATCGATGAGTGCAAAAGACGCATTTACCGCATTCGCGACATCGTTTGCGAAGGACATTGTAGGAATGATCATTAAACAGACAATGCTGAATGCGTTACAGGGAGTGATGGGATCGGCAGGTGGTGGAATGTGGGGTGCCATGGCATCAGGAATCGGAGGTATGTTTGGTGGTACCCGGGCAAGTGGCGGTGATGCAATGAAGGGCAGATCTTACTTGGTGGGTGAGAAGGGTCCCGAAATGTTTGTGCCCAGAGAGTCCGGCAAAATCGAACCGAATGGCTCAAGTGGTGGGTCGATCAACATTATTAACGTAACCGACAAGAGCATGGTTGACGAATATATGTTTTCGGAAAGTGGCGAAAAAGCAGTGATGAACGTCCTTTCCACGAACGCCGATAAGGTGAAGAGGGTTATTCGATAATGAGTGCTGATTTCTACATAGGGTTCAAACCCCAACAACAAAGTGTTGGTCATAAGTGGAACACGGGGATCGTTAGTCACCTCCTCGGGAAAGAACAACGTTCTTCTTATTTCACGTGGCCTCGTCTAATTATACAGACAAGGTATAACCTAACCGAAGAAGCCGACAGACATTGGTTTCAGCGGAATGTATATAAGTACGGTTGGCAGGTGGCGGGAGTACCGTTATGGCACGATGCCATGACAATCACAACCGGCGTAAGTGGCGCATTAAGTGTTTCTGTTTCTTCGACAGCATCCCGGCACCTTACGATTGGCAGGGAATTGCTTCTTATAAATAAGTTGGATCCGACTATTAATTTTGCTGCATCGATTGCATCGACTACAGAAACGAGCATTACATTGGAAGCGGTACTTAACCATCACTATTCTGCGGCCGAACACTATTGTGTCCCGGTTGTTGAATGTCGTATTAAGATTTCTCCAGGAATTAAGACCGCCAAGATATCCGATACGTTTATCGATATGAGGGGCGAAGAAGACTATTCAAACGCGAGGGATGCCTTTTACGTTCCACCGGCCTCAACCGCTTCAACGTACTTAGGGTACGAGGTTGTCGACTTTAGATTCAACCATAAAAAGACGTTCCGATATGACCATCCAGTACAATCGTTTCAAACACTGGGTCCCAGTTACTATGAGAGCGCCTACGCTGGTACTGACACGCATATTGGGTGCGATGTGACTGCCGAATTAATCACCCGGGAAGAAATATGGGATTTCTGGACTCTATTCGATTCTGTAAAGGGTTCGTACGGGCAGTTTTGGCTTCCCACCTGGACGCGTGATATAACCATGAATAGCGCAGTCGATTCGGGCGATGTTGCTCTTAGCGTGGAGTTAAACGAATACGATTCCTTTTTCTTGGGCAACGATGTAATTAACCGTCATATTCTTTTTTATTTTCAGGATCGTTCCTGGACCTGCCGCAAGATAATGGACTACTCAAGTGGCACCCTTACAATCAATACACCGATAGGTGTTGACTTGACTGCGGCTCAGGCGGGGAAAACAATGATATCATTCCTTATTTTTTCGAGGTTTGAAAGTGATACCGTGATGGCACAGTACCAGGCGGCACAGGCTGCGTATATAGGCTTTGCTACACACGGTTTAGTCGGGGAGGACTTATAATGCCGGATCCAAGTGCATCTTATATAGCAGGGCAGGAAGCAGTATTACGTCGGCCTACCGAAATCTATCGATTTTGGACTGACAGTGGTGCTATCAACTACTTATACACGGATGGTGATATCCCCATAACTTACGCGGGTTCAGTATACAACCCTGCCCCTATTAAGCGAACCGGGCTCCAGGCGGATGTGACTTTTGACGTAAGCAAGATCACCATTACCGTAGCGTATGCTGACGATTCCGTAAACACACATATCAATAGCATTGAGGGAGAAACCATTTGGATTGAAGTGGCTCAGATACTGCGGGACATGTCACCACTTGAAAAACAGGTTATCTTCATCGGGCAATTATCGCGCCCTTCGTTTAAAGGGCACACCATTCAACTTGAATGTGTGGGGTTCGAAAAATTCCTATCTCTTATCGTTCCCAGGTTTCGGTTTACTCCTCAATGCAACCATATGTTATATGATGCTAATTGTGGTTTGGATAAGGCTGACTTCGTTACTTCTGGCATTAGTTTGTTAACCGTTAGCACCAACGGCCTCAATCTAACCGCGACGGAATTTGGGACTCAAACGTATTCATTGGTTCGGGGATTTGTCAAGTTTGGCGTACATAGGCGACTTATCGTTTCACATAGTGGGACATCCATCAGTATTCGGTTTGCTGTCCCGAATATGACTGCAGGATCTATAATTGATGTTTACCCGGGTTGTACGAAGGTAATGTCGAAATGTCAGGAACTGGGGAACATGGGTGGCGTGTTAGACAGGTTTCTCGGGTTCCGTTATATTCCAACTGACAACCCAGTTACGTGGCAATAGGTTGGTTGTAATTTCACACAATTTCAATACAATTGATAGAAAACCGGGAGGATTTTATGGAAGACTATAAATGGTATTTTGAAGACCCTAACAACTTGAAAGCATTACATAAATCGCTATTGAGTTGGCTCGGCACCCCGTACCGTCATTTAACTGGCGTGAAAGGACCGAATGGCGGATGCGACTGTATTCACATGGTTGTAGAAGCCTACAAAGAATCGGGAGCCGACAAAGGTCGCGTCATACACATTCCCAGGTACAACCCGGATTGGCACATGCATACCGGGGAGAGCCTAATCATTGCCGGAATTACGAAGCAGTACAATGTCGAGGAAATCAAGGATTACACGAAGGTGATGGATGGTGATTTGATACTGTTTAAGTGGGGCAAACATGCCGCACATTCGGGTGTCTATTATAAGGGCAATGTCTATCAAGCGTTAACCGGCCTCGGTGTAGAAAAGAGGACCTATCTGGGCGACAAGGAATTTTTCGATCGGATGGACATGATATTGAGGATTAGATACTAATGGGTGGTTTTACTATATGGCAGGGACTTGGAATTGTCGTAGGTGCCATCGCTGGTTTCTATACAGGTGGTGCCGGCTGGGCG